CCCTCTGAATTGTCCCGATCTACTCTCCAAGTGTTCAATGTCATTGACAACATGGTTCGACAGAACGAACATGTTCTATTGGTCGCACCTGCGAATAAGAACCGATATGCCGTGTTTGATGATTTCTTGACTAATGTTGATTCTGCAAACGCCCCATCTGTTTCTATTGAAGTCGCACTGCTCAATGGTCGTGCTGAAGAATTCAACACAGAAATCAACAATGGCGAGGCCAGTCTTGAGATGCGTGGCCGTTCAAATCTGATGGATTTGACTGACAAAGAAACCCAACGCAATCTAAACTTGGGCGAGTCTGTTCCAATCAAAGAGATTGGTGATATTGGGACTCCTACTGTGACTCTAACTTTGGGTGGTGTCGGCCAAGGAGGTGCAGACACGAAGCCAGAATGGACGGAACACAATTTCCTGAAAGGCTGGAAAGATCGTGTCGTTGGTTCGGGCAATGTATCTGTTCGAAATGACCATCAGACATCAACAGACTATGCTTCTACACGTGCATTGGTCGAATTGCCTCTATTCCCTTCTATGTTCTACGATGTTGATGGTATCTATGGGGAAACAGATTCAGTCACAAATGGTGTTCATCCTGACCGAAAGAACGTCCAATTAACCGTTGATTGCACCATGACCGCCAAGAATCGTGTTCAAATGCGGAATTACGAGTCAAGGCAAGCCGTAGATTGGGGTATGCAAGATAGTTGGGCGGCGATTGAAATTGACAGGGATATGCCTGACTCGTTGTCAAGCGGTTCAAATTCATACGCTCTTAAGGCACAGATGCCCTCAATTCAAGCCGTGATTACCGGATTTGATTTGGATGCTGGAACGGCCAATTCATACATCACCGTTGATGATACAGAAGCATTCGTCAATGAAATCTTAAGTGCGGGTTTTGGCGGCCCTGACATTGATGAAACCACGGGCGTTCTTGAGAATAAATTCTACATTACGGTAGGTGAAGGTTTGGTCGCACCCACCACCGATCCTACTCTCACTTACTGCACTTACCTCATGTTCCGTGTTCACAAGATTGATGACACGAACAATCGCATCTATGTGGATAAGGCGTTCTTGAGATACCCTCGAAACGACCTCACACTGAATCTCTCAAGCACTGCACCAAAGGCAGAGGATTACGCATTCACGGGTGCTACTGTGGTTCTCGGTGGTGTGATTGTGAGTAGCACATTATCTGCACACAATGAAACACTGAAGGTCAATTATTCAGGAACAGTCACGCAAATAATTGAGAGGCTTCGTGATGAATTAGGTAATTGTCTTGGTCTTGAAGATAATGTATTCATCACCGGCATAAACACTGACATTGGCGGTCAAAACAAGTATCACCGCAACCTTTTGATTATCAAAAACCACATTGGGATGGGTGGATTGGAATGGGATATTTTCAATGAATGGGGTGCGGATAATAATCGAGAATTGCGAGAACCAATTGTCTGCTTCCCCAATTTCACTGGTTTGAAAGGCATTGATAGTAGTGGTTCAAATTTGCGATATGTCTTTCCCAACACATACGACTTCAGAGATATTGCTCTGAAAAGTGATGGTTTTGACAGTTCCGTAAATGAATTGATTCGTCAAATCAACATGAACGGCCATCCATTGGCAAAAACGGCTGATGGTCGAAGTGCATTTGACCCTCCTGCTATGTTGGTTTCAAATCCATCACTATCATCAGGAGGCCATATGGGATATGTGCGAGCATATCTTGGCAAAGAAGTAGAATCAAGGGACGGTGAAAAGGGGCGAACAATCGTCATTCATTCTACCGTCCCTGGTGCGACAGGCCGTGAGTTTGCGGTTTGGATTAAGAACGATAGCGCATACCCGTATCGCCCAATACAGGCTATTGGGCATGGAGGGTTGTTGGCAACCAATAGCCGATCTTACCAATCAAGTTCATTCCCTGCACCAATGCCTCTCGGCGCAGATGGTGAAACGTTTGTCCCTATCACAACATTTACCGGCGCACCCCACGGGACTGTCGTTCATCCCCTTGATAGTGATGACAATATCCGTGAATACAACGGCGTAGGATCACGATTCATCGTCCAAACCAAACAGACATCGGATTCATCACTACATCTCCTGAATGGGTCATATTCATGGGACAACACCAACAAGCAATTCAGTTACATCACGGTAGAAGGAAAGGCGATGGACTATGCCTTGAGGTCAAGGTCAAGTTTCAACGGAGATCGGATTCTTCTCATCAACGGTTACTTCTGCACATTTGACGAAGTGAGGCCTCAGCAACTTGCTGGTAAGGGCGCAGACGGGGAATGTGCTATCATCAATGTCAAACCACTGAAAGATGCAGATAAGTTTGTCAAGGAATTCTATGATGGGGCATTCAATACATATGCAAACGAGGTTGCTGGCTTTGACGTTGAATTCATCTACCCTCTGATTGACTCTGAAGGGATTCTTTTCTTTGGTGGCGGTCACACCGGCCTCACCTTTGACATCAGCGATGGAACGGACAACGATTACTCAAATCAATACAAGCACCCCCTCGCTAACGGTCCGACTGGCTTTTCAGGATTCCAAAATCTCGGAGAAATCTCTGCACCTGTGGCGATATTGGACTTTACAGATGTGTTGAATGAAGATACCATCAATGCAGACACCCTGAAGGGCTTCCACCACACGACAGTCCTGAATAGCAACAATACCCCCGAAGGAAGGTGTGCGTTCTACGCAAGGCTTCAGAATGGCCTTTATGGGACTAATGAGGATTTGGGGACAGGTGCGGTTAGCCAAGACGCTTCAAAGTGGAGAGAGGATTTGTATAATCGCAAAGTTCGTGTTACCTCTGCAAACGGTATGTCAACCACAAGACACGGTGTCACCAACGGAACAGAGGTGACTCCAACTGGTGCGATTATCAAAGCGAAGATGTTTGACTTTGGTGATGTCGTTGCTTTGCATAACAACAATTCAGGGACAGTCGAAGCAGAACATGGTGAGGTGAAGAATTTCAATCCAAGCGGTGCAGATTGGTGTATCTCTGCAATTTGCTACAAGAACAGTAATCTTGGCTACATGACAGGTCCGATTTTCCATTCGATTTACGATGATGGAACGAACAACGGGAAACCATACGGGTTGCATTTGGGCGGTGGTGCAGTATCAAACGGTAACATGCCTATCTCGGTAGCAATCTCTTACCCGACAACGTTGCCAGTAGGTAGCCCTGTATTGGCGTCTGTTCTCGTTCCTTCAACCGTATCAGGTGGGACAGTTGAGGTTGATGAAGGAGGATGGACGTTCATCATGGCAGGTAGAAGCCCATCAGGAACAAATGCGACGTTCCTATACATTGGAAACACAGTCGGCATCACAAACCCCGAAACGGGGGCTATGGAGGCAGGTATCTTTGATTTCAGCGATTATGTAGTGAACGTTGGTGATGAGCATTACGGTGCGGCAGGGACTTCGCCAAATAGCAAAACCAACTTCGAAACCGAAACAAGTGGATATTCTGGCGGGGACAACGACCATCCAGATTGCCCCTCTGCAATCCATACGATCCGTGACAAGAACATGACTACAATCGGTTGTGCTTTGATTGGTTCACCATACATTGAGTTGACGGCATCAATGAACACGCAAGGCGGTCATGCTTGTCCTGCTCATTCAGGTTACTTCACTGGCTTGATTACGGTTGTCCCGCCTCCACCTCCGCCTCCGCCAGCACCTCCGCCCCCTCCACCAGTTCCGACTTACGGCGTTACCGACACTTCAGGGACGAATGGCGAAGATACCGCCGGACCTATCCATTTTGCGGGGTATCTTACCGATGTTGCTTTATGGACGAGGGCTATGTCCTTTACAGACGCAAGCACATGGTTTGCGGGTCGTAACAAGTGGTGATTGAATGGCAGATGTGTATTCACGATACATTGACCCTGCCGAAACAGGTTCATGGGGGCGAACATCCACGGGCGAATTCGCCTCTGGAATCTTCGCAATGCACATCACTTACCCTGACACTGAATATGACGATGATGTTGAGGATTGGGAGGCAGGGGTCAACTCTCAAGATTGGAGGCAGGGCGTCACTATTCTAATCCGAACCCCTTTAGCATCATCAAGTGAAACAATTTCAGAGGCATTGAACGTCATTGCGATTGACCTCAAGCAAGCAAAGGCAGATCACAACAATTCCGATTATACATACGATTTGGGAACGGAAGAGGCGGCACGTTTTATCGCCGCTAAAATCAATTCCCGTAAAATCAAGATGAAAGGCGAGAATGACTTGACCAAATATCTGAGGGCGAGATATATTCGTCAATCCCTACCCCAAAAGTATGAAATTAAAGAGGTTCGATACAAGGACTCGACAACCGTTACCGTTGAGATCGGCTCACGAAACCCTCATGGTTTTCCGTCAGAAATGACAAACAATTTCAGCCTCAAAGCGGAGTCAAGCACTACTTCGCCATACATAGCCGCTGGAACATACTCGAATCCAACGTTGCGATACACCCACGCCCCTACTGCAAACAACGATTATGCTGAATTTGAAGCCACTTTCAGTTCAGCACCCACCTATACGGGTTCGCCAACTGCCGGTTCAATCCTGACAAATGATTTCACACTGATTGGTGAATCGCCAAAACATACGATTGCCATCACGTGGGAAAACTACTCTCCAAGCACCAATGCAGGTTATTGGGGTGCGGCAAATTGTGGTCCTGTCATTCAAGGCATGGGTTCAATTGGAATTCATCGTTTGGTTGCTAAACCGATGGACGGTGGAAACATGGGGCTACCTGCTCTGAATTACGATTCTCGCAGTGGAATCACGGCAAACGCACATTCCAGCAATCATGGATATAACCGATTCACGATTGAAGGACTGAATTCGTGTGTAATGCCCTCGATGCCACCTCCTGATCGTAAAACCAAGTTGCCAGTTGTTCAGGGAATCACTACACTACACCCTGATACAGAAGATGACCTTACTAACAACAACAGGCTCAGGATTGAAGAACTCGAATATGGAACAGAAGTTTTCACTGATTCAATCACAGGCCAAGTCGCCCTTGAAAGTGGAAATTACGGTCAGGATTTCACTGCCGCCCGAAACAACCATTACGTTCCGACAGGATCGAATGGAATACATCTTTCACATGTAGATAATGATTCTACAAACATCAAACACGGGTTGAATGACAGTTCAGAGAATGCGTATGCGAGGCCTTTCCGCATTACCCATGACCAAAACGAAGAACGTGTGACGGGGCTTCAAATAACTAACGAAGAACGTGTATTCGAATCAATGACCGTTGTTGATGATCTCGGAAATGAATTGGTTCTCGAAGGCGGTTCACCATTTGGGACAATCATCCGTGACTTCACTTTGAACAACACAAGAGAAGACCCTGAAACGGGGGAAATGGTCACTGGCCCTTCAGCACCAAGCGACACCATCAAACCGAATTTGCAGATTCAATTACCCAATCAAGAGGACATTCCCGGTGCAATCTTTGTCCGAAGCGGTCATGACCGTGTTCAAGCGTGGTCTAATCAAACGTGGGGCATGGGCGGTCTTTCTGCCCCTGACCCTCGCAGGGCGGGGGTTGCAGAAGGCGAAACTACACCGAGCGCATCACAATATGAAACGCATGACCGTTCTCTGATTTTCCATTGTGAAAGGATTCTACATGATGGCTTGGAAGGATTCTTTGGCCTCGATTTGAGCGTAAAGCCAGGGGCAGTGCCAAGCGGAACGACCCGACTCTTCTCTGCTCACCGCATGTCTGACCATGTGGAACGTGGAAGTCTTCTGACACAAACCAACAACGGAGTTACAACAGGCAATCCTATCCCCCACCATCGCATTCGCTTTGGCCGTCAAGGTCATTCATTCGTGATGCCACTTTGCCATCGTGGAACGCCGATGTCAATGAGGCGACAACTTCACCGATCTCACGGCTCTGCATATTCTTTGATGTTTGAAGCCGAAACGGAATACAAGCACTTCGGCTTTGGCAACTCCAACTCTACAAATTCATCATCAGTCTTTGAATTGGACACAATGGACGTGAAAGAGGATTCTGCGGTTTATTCCACAGGTTCATTCTCGTCAGATGGTTTGCCACTTGATGAAATCAAGGGGTTGAGGCTCTACGATATTGACGGTGCAGACACGGCTCAAGTCCACAGAAGTCTTCCTGATTATCTGTTCGCACCGGGTCAGAAACACACCAATGTTGAAGGAACGGCAGAGGATGTTGCCTTTGCTCTGGCTGAAATAAACGGCTCAGTGTCAACTGGCGGGGCTACAAAACTGACCTTGCAGGGGAACACCCTCACGGCCAACAATCGCTTCACCACGGCCAGCGAATTCATGATAAATGGGTTCTTCTTGAACAATTATCTCGGCATGGGAGGTCGCCCTGAGCCTATTCGCAGGGTCGCATCTGATTCGGATGGTAATTGGTTTGTCCGAGGTTATCACGAAGGCGTCATTCGTCCACGTGTAGCAACAGAATTAGCAACCACTCCCCCTCTATTGGCTCACGATCCAGAATTGCTGAATATGGCTGGCGCACCCAAAGCAACCCATACAACAGTTCCAGCAACATCTTACACTAAATACGAAGATTACTACGATTTGGCTTTAACAAAAGCGAGCAATACGGCCAGTGGAGGGACGCCTGACGCATTCCTTTGCACTTGGTTGGCAGAGTATAGTCATCCTGCATTCTTTGGGACGATGCGTGAGCATTTCATGTCGTTCCGCTATCGTGCATCAGGTATGCCTCGTTCAAAGGAATACCCATCAACGAGAGGTCTGCTATTGCGAAATGCTGGCGAGTCTAAAACAGACGGTGCATCAGCGTTTGAGAGGATTTATGTCGCACAGTGGTTGCAGAATTATGGTTACAACGGATTGAATGCTGGCGGCCACGGCAATGTCGAAGGCCTCCGTGGTATCGGTGCGGTTTTGATGGGGCATACCACCCGTAGAGAGGCACAGGGGACGATTCAACTCTACAATCAAAATGATACAGAGCGATACTCACGTGGAGAGGGCATTGGGGATTCTCTCAACCCAAATTCCCGTATTGCAGTAGTGAAAGGCATTGATGAAGACTCGGACAACGAGGACATGAACACACAATTCTTCGTGTTCCAACCTTATGTGGGCATAGATGTCAGTCGAAGGTTGCCTGTTCGTGCATGGGGCATCAGAACCGCCTCAAGTAGCCCTGATATGCTCGCTGGTGATCCTACCGAAACTCAAAACTCCTATGCTATGCTGAATAGTGGTCGTTTTGATGGCGGTAAGCACGATTCAATGGAAGATATTCCTTCAAATGAAGCGACCATCTTTGATACCCAACTCTTCACTTCTTATCCAGAAGTGTTACGCTCTGTTCCTGTCGGTTTCGTGGCTAACGACTTCACTGCTGAGGCGCATCCGTTTGAGAGAAACGTGCGAGATAGCAATCTGCCGGTGAAGGCTCAAGATGAGCAGTTCGGGATCGGTGCAAACTTGGGAATCACCCAAAATGGGATGCTCGCCCCTGATGCGATGGCGGCAGGAATGTGGGATTATGAGTTGGATGATACAAGGCCAACTACCCTGCCAGTTAGCCAACCCGTTCTTTGGCTGAAAGCCGATTCTTTGGATTTGAAAGACGGTGATTCGGTTTCGTCATGGGTTGATTCGTCGGCAAACAAATGGGAGTTCACTCAAAATTCGGGTTCTGCTCGACCAACATTCATCAAGAAAGATTCGAAATTAAACAATCATCCTGTGATTGACTGTGATGGAAACGACTTCTTACAACTTGATTTCCAAGAGAAATTGAACCCTGTTGAAATGACATTGTTCACAGTCGCTTATGTTGATTCGGACGATGGGGGCATTCATGGGATTGTGGAATCACGTTCCGGTTTCCCTGTTCCTCGAAGTGGCTTCAATCTTTATGGGCGCATGGATAGCGGAAACGAATACCAGTTTTGGGCAGGAGGGAACACCACTTGGAACACCATTTCAACTCCAACTAATTCATTGGTAGGTGGAGTTCCAGACATAATCACCGGCAAGATTTACGGAGGCGATGGGAACGGTAGCACCGCAACATTTGAGATTTACCAAAATGGGTATTTGGAAGAGTCCGACACCGGCAATTATTGGCGTTCAACCGGCTCAACCTACATGGTGGGCCGTGTCCCAAGTTCGTTTTACCTCAACGGAAAAATTGCTGAGGTCATCCAATATGACCGCAAATTGACCACTGCCGAACAATACGAGGTGGAAGCATACCTCTCAAGGAAATACAACATCGCCATTTCGACTTCAGCATCAAACGCACATACAGGACATCTGAGGCCAGTTGACAATATCCCCGTCAACAAGGGGACTGACCCCTTCACTGACTTGGTTCAAAGAAGCGGAAGCACTTCTTATGAGCAAGAGAAGTCAGCAGGTGCGATGATTACGACCACGAATGGAAACAAATTTGGCGCAAGCCAGCACTTCTATCATCTCCGTGGCAATGCACTACACGCTAATGGACATGCGATTATTGAGGCTACACAGAATGTAGCCTATCCACCAAATGGACATTCCACGGTAGCAACATCAAACCCATCTGGTATTGATGAGGTTCGCCCTGATGTCATCAGTGAAATTTCAGATGTAAGACAAATTCAATCACGAACCGAGCCACGTCTTGGCCTCATCATGGAGGTAGAGAGCGAAAGAAACACCAATCAGGATGTGAACTACGCAGTTGTTGGAACAAAGGCAACATCCTTGCACACCGATCTTGGCTTGGGTAAGCATTTCCCTGTGTTACCCTCCCACACAACGAAGACACATATGCCGAATCATGAATTCACAACAGATGGAACAGGAGAAGCCTCAACACTACCTGATTATACCACAAAGCCAACTTGGAGTCCCGATTCAAACAGTTCTAAGGGCGCAGTGACCTCCTTTTTGTCAGACGATTCTGTGAGGACGGATTACAAAACTCACGCCTTAGACCATTGGGCGGTTCGTGGAGTTGCAGATTTGCCAGCGTGGGGTGGCGTCTATATCCTCCGCAAGACATACCTCAATCGTGACGAGTCAGAAGACTCTCCATTGAACACGGAACTCGATGAGAACACGGACAAGGCTACTACTTCCCATCCAAGGCGAAAATACATTGATTACATCGTCCGTCCAGTTCGACCACTGAAATTGTTTGGATTCGCTTCCGATCTGCTACAAGATGGATGGGTTTTGGGTGCTAAATGTTCTATCACCACTGATTCTCTTGCACATCAACCATTTGACCGAGATAAGAGGTATGGTGTCTTTGAGATGAATTATGGGCGTGGTGAAAACGAGGTTGAGCCAATCACCTCTGCTGGTTCTGCTTTCACAATAGACTACCCTGACGCCAACGAATATGATGTCACTTGGCATTTGATTCCTACTGCAAATATGCTACAATTCGCAAAGGCGGATGCTCACCGTATTGACAATCAAGGAAACTACAATCCGAAGATTGAGGCCAGATATTCTCAATCACCGTTCACTGGCGGTTCAGAACCTATCTACCAATCAGAAACACGCTATGCTGAAACCACCGGAGTTATGGGTGATCACGCACGACACACCAAACAACACAAAGTCACACAATCTGATGAGGCTATGAGGTATTTCCCCCGTGTAACCGTCTTGGCAAGCAAAGGAAGTGGCGTTTTCTTGGTTGATGATGCCAGCGTGTTGCCACCGTCTGGCAAACTCTTCGCCCTCGACCACACCGGCTCAATCACCTACTCGTCAATCACCGATAACGATGTGACTACATCAGGAACAATCACCGATCTTGCAGGTGCGACTGTATCTGACTTTACGGGTCTGAAATTGTATTTCACCGATGTCGCAAGTTCAACTGGCGTCCTTGCTGATGCACGTAGCCCGTTGGTGAAACAGGCCATCGCACCAACGTTTGTGGATAATGCCGTAGTTGCCATGCAATTGACATCTCAAACATGGTATCACTATGAATCATCATCAGACACCGTTACCACCACCAGTCTGAATTATCGTGGCTTGTTGCATTACGAGCCGTCAGACTTCATCATGGCTACTCAGAGGCCATTCTCCATCAAGAACGGTAACAGTCGTGGAATCATTCAGAATACTAATGGAATTGATGACATCATTGCAGATGGCCGAATCATCTCTGAAGATTTCGCACCACCTTACCTGATTGATTCAAACAACATCAAGTGGAGAGTTTCCGAGGTCGTCCGTGAACAGAAGAATACCGTGATGGTCTTCAAGGATATGTCCGGTAAGAGTCTTTCAGATTCAGGGATGTCTGTGGGTAACGTCCTTGCAGGTCAATCCGGCTATATCGGTGTTCGAACATCAGATGCGGCGTTGCACCTGCTGAACGATGCTGGTGGCAGTATCGCAGGAATCAGCGTCACGCCTTCTAACGCATTCCATGACAATTCTAAGGACATCGAGGCATATCTTGGCGCACACCCCATGCTTCGTCAAATCAATGACCACAGTAAGCAGTATATCTCCCGTGATACGAGAGGCCTCAACACGATGGAGATTGTCAGGAACATCTCACAGTTGGATGGTCGTCAAATTGTCAATGAACGCAATGGAACAATCGTCTTCTCTGACAAGGTATTCAATGAGAGGGGATTGCGAATCGGAATCGAGAACGGTGTCGAGGCCGTTCATGTGAGCAAATTGTTTGATTCACCAAATGAAATCGTCATTGTTGGTGACGTGATTGCTGGAAACGAAATCGTGTTTATCCGTGTCCGTGACAGTGAGAAGATTCGACAGGCCTCTGCTGGCGGTTCAGAGGAAGTTGTGAAGACTCTACGTCAACAAATCCCAGGCATCAAGAGCGTGTCTGCCGCACGTAAATTGGCGAAGACCCTCCTTGCGAGGGCTGAGAACGGCGCACCAATGGTAACAATGCAGGGGCTAATCAACGCCACTTCAATTCAGGCTGGCGACGTCATTGATGTCAATTTGCCAACTCAAGGTGTTGTCGGCAAGTTCGTTGTGTTTGAAGCAAGGCATCACTATCAATCGCTCAAGACCGATCTTACCGTTGCCCAATATGAAAAGGGAATCGAGGGCATTTTAGCCGACATCAAGACCAGCACCGTTGACTCAAGCGGTTTGAGTTCGAGTTCTGGCGATAAAGACGTGAAAGACAACCTGTCAATGTCTGCCTCGGTGAACGTCATCACAGTCCACCGCATCCGTGTTCGTAACGTCAACGAAACAGGATTCATCATCGGTGCAAAACACAAAAACGGTCTTGGGAAGATTGGTGTCAGAGATGGAAATAAAAGAGCCTACCCCATCGGCATGAGCAAGAGCCGTAACTACGTGGTGAAATGATATGCCTGTTCTCGACCCTCTGAAAGCCGCTTTGACAGACCATCTCCAAACGCTCATCAAGAAGTGTTCGCTTGGTTCTGGGGCTTCCGATGCCGCAAGCCGTGACGGAGGCGCAGGTAACACCCAAATGAGCCGTGATACGACCATCCAGCGTATTGATGATCGGACAATCTCGGTGAGCGCATTGTTTGACACTCAATTATCCAGCGAACAGGACATCACGGAAGTTGTTCTTCATGGCTCAAACCCTCTTGATTCTCCAAGTTTTAGGGCTACATTTATGCCGATAGCAAAGAACGGAACGAATGAAGTCCGTGTGGATATTTTGATGGAGGTTCGATAAGATGAATGAAACATTTGAGATTGCATGGGAACTGATGAAAAGCGACGAGAAGGGCGACAACGCCCCAACTAATCCTGGTCTTTGGTCGCAAGCCAAATCAAAGGCACGTTCTAAATTCAAGGTATATCCGTCTGCTTACGCCAACGGTTGGGCGGCTAAGTGGTATAAATCCAAAGGCGGCGGTTGGAAGAAGAAAGGTAAGAAGGGGAAGAAGAAATGATTGACCGTGAAGTTTTCAGCGAGGCTTGGGCTTTGATGAAAGCCAAAGAGGATGCCCCAAATTATCGAAAATGCACAAACAACAAATGTTGTGGCAACTGCAAAGCGTGGGATGAATCCGCAACGGATAATCCCATGACTGGTCATTGTAAGTGGTATGATTTCAATTGCCGAGCCGACCATACCTGTGATGCTTGGGCGGGGAAGTAAAATGACGATTGACGTTCCCGTTTCCGATCTCATCTCAAAGGACTTGAGGCGATGGTTCAAGGAGAAGTGGGTGGACGTTTCACGTAAGGACAAAGACGGCAAGCACCCTCCCTGTGGGCGCAGTGAAGCCAAGACAGATAGCAAGGGCTACCCAAAGTGCCGTCCATCAAAAAAGGTCAGCAGTAAGACCCCTGAAACCACACGTGGCATCAGTTCGAAGGAAAAGAAGGCAATGACTCGCAGGAAGCGGTCAAAACCACAGGGCGTTGGAGGAAAACCAACGATGGTGAAAGCCGAATCAGATCCATTTGAATCGGCATGGGATTCAATCAGCAAAGGTCGGTTTCACGGCTACACTCGCTCAAACATCAGTGACAGGCCATACCGTCAAGCAGAGCATCGTGCATGGGATGTTTCAAGGAGAGTCCAACGTGAGCGAGCAAAGAAGCGATATTCACGAAACAAAAGCCGAGGCACTGTAAGGCCAGCCATGCGACGTCAATTGGGCGCAGGTGGCAAAAGAGCAAGCACAAAGAGGTGAGGATTGATATGGTGTTTGGCAAAGCGTGGGATGTGATGATCAAAGGCGACATTTACCATGAAGGCCAGTCCTATTCCGAGATGGACGATCTGTTGGAGGCTCTTTACCCGCAACTCAAAAATTACGGAAAAGGAAATACTCCACAAGAAATCAAGGATTCCAAAAAATTGTCACCATTCCCATTCCCTTACAAAAGTGGCAATTATCAGAGTAAAGGGTGGACGGGAATGAAAAAACGAGGTCTTGGTGATTTCATCTCACAAAACCCCGGTTTTAGAACAAGTTCACAGATGATGCCATCAATGTTTCCTTGGGTTGGAGGCAAAACACAAATCCAGCCCTACATGAGAGGGCTTGCTGATTTCTTTCCCGAAGCCCGACCTGCTGAATTGTATGGCGGTAGTGCTTCAACAATCCTTGGTCTAAATCGAGGCACTGGCTTCTATGCAGACATCAACCCAGATAACACAAACGCCTTTCAACATTTGAAAGACGGATTGGGCGTCGTTGAGATCCCAAGAACAAGAGAACGGATGAATGAAATGATTGACAGAATGAACGAACTGCGTTATCGTAGGGACGTCAAAAATGAGTCACTGTCAAGCGATGAATTGGCTGAACTTGCAGAACTCTACATCGGGGCTAACCATCAGGCATTTGGGAATTTGAATTATCCAAGCAAGAAGCAACGTGCCAATTACCCTGAATGGTATTCTGGTTCAGGATATACCGAAGGGCCTATACTGAACAGTGGTTGGAGAAAAAGTTCGAGCAGAGTCATGCCTCATGAGGTCGGTGGAATTGACATGAGCGCATATCCCGACAGATTGCGAGATGTCGAGATTCACACAGGCGATTTGCGAGATACTTCAAAACTCCTTCAAGGAGATGAGTTCTTGTATCTCGATCCTCAATATGTTGACCGTCTTATTCAATACGGAGGTTCTGATGAACAATTATCCGGTGAAGGTTATGACCAATTGCAGAGGGACACCGTAAAGATCGGTGCAGAACATGACGGCCCTGTTGTTTATTCCAATTACTTGATTGGTGCAAAACACGGAGTCCCAAATTCAGATTTGGTTTCTGATTTGCTGGATAACGATTTCGATTTGCACACGTGGGTTCGAAAGCCAAAGCCAACTTCATTGCCGGTTGTTGAAATGCTCGGACTCCGCAACTTCCCTGAACACGTTCAAAGAGCAGGACTCAAAAAAACCCTGTATGATTTCTAAGCGTGTTGGGCATGGGTGTAAGTGATAACGGCTTGCGTTGCCGTTGCGAAACCTGGTGGTAGCGTAGCAGGATCATTCAATGTCAAATCATTTACATTGACGGTGTAATGAAGCGTTTCAATCAAAGTTCCTAAGAAATCATTTGCGACATCATAAACGTCCACGGTGATTAGATGAGTTGCACCGTCCTCTTCGCTTCGCAAGGGCTTGTATAAGAGGCCACCAGGGGCGGGAGTTCCAAAGGTCAGGACTGTTGGGCCAGGATATGGTATCGAGGGGGTCTTTGCCGTCCGATGAACTGGCGTGATTTGATATGCACCGCCTCCACCTGTCGTAATGCCCAATCCTTGGTCGGATTGGAAAAACAAATGGGTTTGACCTGTCCCTTGTGGAAAGTCCGTAAAACCGCTTGGGTCACGTGCATACAACACACCAAGATTTGTAATTGGCAGATCGGCGGCGTTGAACCCTGAAACGAAATCGTTTCTCAGATTGTCTTCATCCCCATTGCTATGTTCTACCGCAGACAGAGCCACAGGACCGGGACGGATGAATGAACGCTTATCTTCGATTGCGAGAATCACAGGATTGGACGAACCCTTTCCAACACGGACGGCGGCGAGGACGGTATTCTGCAAAACGAGGTGGTTAGAGGGGGATTGTGGATAAACTCCGGTAGAGGTGTCCACGTAAGAGCCATACACGAAGCCCACGTTGTTAGGGAGGCGTGGATCTACATAGACGAGAAGTATGGCTTCATCATCTGCATTCGTCCCATTTGGGATTGCGCTGGAATGGTAGGACGAGTAGTAATTGGTCGTGGCAGAGATGTCTAATACAGAAGCAGAACCAACGTTGTAGAACATCCCATCTAATTGAACGACACCTGCATCAACATACAATTCCTTGGTGCTACCAATCGTCCCATTGGGTCGGACACAACAGTTCCCGCTTACCGGATTGTTTCGATCCGATTCATCATAGCGGTTTAGCGTGACGGGGATCACACCGTTAGCGTTGCCACGCTCGACCCAATTGGTCAAAGATGGGCTGGTGAGGACATCTGTATCACGTAGCCCATCGTTTTGATAGGTTGATGATGAGGTCTTCTCATGACCCTCTGACAAGTTTGTATCAGGCAATCAATCACCTTCAACAATTCCAGCGTTTCAACGCCGCACCTTTTGGTGTCAGTTTTCCGCCCTTACTGGTCGGTCCTTTCACGCCACCCATCCGAGCGCAAAACGACTTTCGACGCTTTGCTTTCTTTGAGCCTGGCTTGAGTTTGGATGGTTTCGTGGTTACAGGTGGCTTGAGATTTGCACCCGTTTCACGCTTGAATTTAGCACGACCCTTGGCGTTCAATCCACCCTTCTTGCTATGGCGGTTTGGATTGTAGCCATGAAACGGCTTGGACTTCTTTTTGCCCTTGAGCAAAGCCTCAACCAATAGTGGTTCATCCCATGAATTAGGGAATGACTTCTTGTAAGATCGGCTCTCCCATTTCGAGGGCTTGGTGACTCGGACCTTTCCATATGGTTGCTTTGAGAAACCACAGGAGGTGCATGTTGGCGAACCGCCTTTGCCATCGCATTTCCCGCAGACGTGGCGTCCTGCTTCAGCATCAGGTGATGGCTTCTTGATACGGTTGATGACGGTCTTAGCCAGAAGGTCGCAGGTAATACAATCACAGGTCATTATCATTCACCAACGCTGGTTTTGGCTTCCGCCAGATATAACCGCACATAGGACATTCCCATAAAAAAATTCGGTCACGACTACCGGCATAGAAACCGTTTATTCGAATCGCCAAAACATCCGTATCGCACCCTGAACAGGTCTGCATGACCTTATCACGATACGCCTTCATTCTCTCACCAGTCTTGGAACAGGGTGAATAGAGTCTTTTGCCCGTCATGTAGCCCTGTTATTGCCTTAATCCTGCCAACCATCAAATCAACGTATGAATCATTCAGTTCGCAAAGAATCGCATTCCTCCTATGCTTCAACGCCACCCCTGCCGTTGTTCCCGATCCACCGAAGGGGTCAAGGACGGTGCAGGGTTTTTGTTCGGCGTCCTCACAATCACAAGATGGCAGGTTTTTCACGTATGGTGCAAAACACTTCGAACAACAACCACCTTGAGATGTTCCAGCAAGAACGCAAGGTTCAATCAATTCAGGGGGGAACACGGCAAAGTGAGCCTCCGAATATGGCTTAGGAGATATATTCCAAACACTACGCTTATTTCTTGATTCAAAGACCACATTTTGCATTCTCTCATTCAAATCATTGTCGTTTCTGTCGTGATTTACCCCGTTTCTTCGTGAACCGTTTTGATAATTTTTTCGGCTTGGGTCTGCAACAGGTTCTTTGATAGCCTCCGAGTCATAGAAGTATTTCTTTGACTTGCTCAAAAGGAAAATGTATTCATGGCTTTTGGTGCATCTATCCCTAACCGACTCAGGCATACAACTTGGCTTAGACCAAATAATGTCCTGACGCAGATACCAACCATCTGCCTGTAAAGCAAAGGCAAGCCTCCATGGTATGCCAACCAAATCTTTCGGCTTGATAACAGGATGCTTTTTGTCGGTTGGTCTTGTTTTCTTTGACCCGCCGATCTGGTGATGCCCCCTGTTGAATGATTCACCTTCGGATGCTCGCCGTTCTTGATATTCGGAATCCCCTTGACCACTCGCACCTTTACCGCCCCAATAAGAATCTCCAATGTTCACCCACAACGTCCCGCTTGGATGAAGGACTCTTTTCACTTCTCGAAACACTTTAACCAAGTTTTCAATGAATTGTTCGGGAGTTTCTTCAAGCCCGATTTGTTCTTCCTCGCCCCCATAATCTCGCAACCCATAATACGGTGGCGAAGTTATGCAGGAATGGATGCTCTCATCGGGAAGTGATTTCAACGTGTTCAAGCAATTGCCAATGAGAACATCGCAACCATCTCTTAACTTCTTTCTCATCTCATCACCAGTTAAACGCAATAAAGGCATTTCTTCCGTCCATCAGTCGATCAGCGTCAGGAGAGTCGGTCAATTTTTGGAGGCGTCGTTGTGCCGTCTTGACACTCACGCCTTGATCAACGGCATATACCTTCTCTAATTCCTTCTTCTTGACACATTCACGCTTGGAACGGGAATGTGCCAACTTCTGGCACTTGTTGTAAGCGACCTTCCATTCGTGCAGAGAAGCATCACGCTTCTTCTTTGCCTTGAAATCCTGCTTCTGTTCAAGCCAGATTACGAGGTTGTGGAGATTGTCATAGATGATTTCAGTTGCCATCATGATATGGTCTGCCGTGATGACAGACGAACCCATGATGGTCGCAATGATATTGCCAAAGGTGATAGTGTAGTTTTCGATGTTAGGGATGAATGAAGTTGCGGTTTCACGGACGTTGGCATCGTGAATCTGATTGACCAATTCATAATAATCGGTGGTTGCATTGAGCAAAGCGGCGTGGTATGATTCATCCACCGTGAAGATGTCATAACAGTGCTTATTGGCAACCATGTCCCTTTGATTATCGTCCATCTCATCCCATTCGGACTCACTCAGCCCTGCGGCTTTGAGCAACCGCTTCTTAATCTCGTCACGCTTCTCAAGGATGAAAGCGGCCAAAGCATCGTAACCCCACACTTTGTTAGGGACAGGGACATACGTTCCCTGAAGACGGTGTTCGCTCGTTGTTTGACGTTGTTCCTGACTCACATCGTTTTGGTAAAGGAATACACGCTGGAAGAAACCCTTCTCAAGAACGTGGTGCATGATGTCCTTTGGGGGGAAAGTGGTCGCCCAAATTGAAACACCGGACACCACTTGAATGTCAGCACCCTTCAGCACCTTTGCCAGATTGTTTGTGGCCGATCCAATCGAAGCCATTGCCTCTTGAAGATACAGAATCTTTTCTGAGAAGTAGGATTTCTTGTCGTCAAGGAGGACGCTGGCCTCGTCAAAGAGAAGGGTCTTGTAACCGTTCAGAAGACCCTTGGTGACAACGTAGTTGACCTTACCCGTGGGTTTGCCACTCTCATCATATTCAGGCTCTGCATCAACGTGTCCAAGCAGACCGGCATCAGAACCGGAGGTGAACTTGGCACTCTCAACACCACACGCATCAAGCAATTGCTTGGTGAACTCGTAAGCCGCTGATTTCCCCGTTCTCGATTGTTGAATCCAATACACGTGAACTCTTGTGTCAAGGTGTGTCCCGTGGATGGGAACACGCACATACGGTGCAATCACCTGACCGACCACGTAGAACAAAGAAAGCATACCAGCGAACTCATTGAAGAACGATACAGTGTTGAATCGCTCGATGTATTCTTTGATGAATTTGCTTCCCTCGTATGGCGTTTTGACCAAAGTGTAGTCATACCACTTTCTGTCGCCTGAATCTGATGATGGTTTCATTAGCATGTCGTTTCCTCCTGTTTGTGGTTGGGCAAGTCATCCACCGCCTGTTGGGTATATAGAACCTCTCCTATGCCCTCGACATCTTGACCTTTTCTTGGACGATGGGTTGTTCGCTATTGAATGCCTTCACGATCCTCTCAGCCCTCACCTTGCCTATGCCTTCAACAGATTGTAGTTCCTTAGCGGTCAGGGAAGAGATCTCGATTACCGAGCCGTATTGCTCAAGCAGACGCTTTGCTATCGCTAAACTGCAACCTGCACCCTTCAGGATGTCAATTCTCATGTCCTCTGTTGAGGTCTTTCTCAGCAACCTGTATGTGGACGATGAGCCGAGCGTTCCATGCTTCTCAAAGCGTTTGCAGATGAAACGGGCGGCTACCGATTTGTTTGGCAACGTGATGATGGAGATGTCATAGTCTGTCGAGAATCGAGCCAATGAACCTGTGAACGAGCCGAATATCTTGGCGTAATGCAATTTCTTGCCACGTTTCCTGGCATTGGCAATGTGCTGGTCAATCGTCCCGTGAACCAAAAGAATCGCAGAGTTGTAATTGTCTTCAAGGTTCTGCAATTGACGTTCAAGATGTCCTGAATACAGGCTTTGCAGGTAATCATCAATTGACTTCGCTTCAATCCCGACATCAGCAAAGCAGTAGTCCGTAATCATGGTTTGTCGCATTTGGAATTTCAGCCTGTTCTTCTCACAGTATTTGATGACCAATTGCTCAAGCCCCGATCTCTCCCGATTGTCAATAAAGAGAACCCTCTCGTCAGTCATTGCCTTCTCACCCACAAGCCAGTGATGTCCCTCGTTCTCCATTTGTTCAAACATGGTTTGCACATGGGGACTTTGTATTCATTTTCAGTTTCTGCGAAGTCTTTGCAGACTTCAGAAATTCGGTAACGGCAAAGTTTCTTCTCGCTCATGCGGTGGCCTCCAACACTTCCAATGTGATTTCTTCCTCATGATTCTCACGGTCATAGAGATATATCGTGTTCTCTTCTTCGTTGACCTCTCCGATCTCCCACATGTAGCCTTCGATTGGCATGGAAACTATGAGTTCGCAACCACATTGATTGCAGAACATGATGAGATCGCCAACCTTTCGGTTCTGATTGCCGACCTCCCAACGGTGGCTATCCCACCCGCCTTCACAATTCGCTTCCATCATCATTGACCACCTGTTTTGCCAGCGTCAGACTGTTCAACAAATCGGTTACGAGGTTAGCAAAGTCAGGATCTTGAGTCACTGCAACCATGTTGTTCTTCTGACAGATTTCAAAGAAGCCAGATTCGTTTGAACGGCGAAAAGACCAATCCAAAACATCAGGAGGTGCTTCTCCCTTGTGATGTGCTTTCAGCATTTCTTCGGCTTTCTTTCTTCGGATTTCTTCAAGTTCTTGTTCTTCAGTCATGTTATCACCACGTCGCAAATAGAGTCTTTTGCCCTTTCTTCGTTTTTGTAATTGATTCGATTCGGTTATTGATGAGTTCGGTGTATTCTTCATTCAATTCACACAGGATTGCATTTCTGTGGTGTTTGAGGGCGACACCAGCAGTAGTCCCTGAACCTCCAAACGGGTCGAGGACTGTGCAGGGTATCTTGTCGGCATCGCAATCGCAAGTTGCTTCCCACCCCAAAGTCTGTGTGATGGAATAACCTGCGTCACCCTTGCCGTTAATTTCTTCATACGCACCATTGTATCTGTTTGGACGGTATCGTGGGTCGCCTTTCGGAAATTGAGTTCGATCTAATCTCTTCCTTTCTACAATACGTTGCCAAGGAGATTTGCATACAGAACAACACCCCTCTGCTGAAGTCCCCGCCAGAACACATGGCTCAATCAAGTCGGGGGGATATACTGCGAAATGCGCCTCCGCATACGGCTTCGGATTTACATCCCAAACACTACGCTTGTTTTTCTTATGATACACTTTTTGTTGTGCCTTGAGCAAACCTTGTTTGGTGTGACTGAATGCTTGGTCTGCACCCTTCTGTGGGATTTTGTTGCCTAATGCTACACCAAGGGTGTCTTCCTTTATCGCTTCATGGTCATAGAAATACTTCTTGTTCTTGGATAGAAGGAAGATGTATTCGTGTGACTTGGTGCAACGATCTCTAACAGACTCAGGCATCACATTTCCTTTGCGCCATATGATGTCTTGTCGCAGATACCAACCATCGGCTCGCAAAGCAAAGGCAAGCATCCAAGGAATGCCAATCAAATCCTTGCTTTTGTAGCCACTGAGTTTGTTGTTCTTGGCAATGACTTGGCCGTTTCGACCTTCCTTGTGCTTGGGATCGGTATGGTCGCCCTTGTGACCAGTCCCGCAATATGAATCACCGATGTTAATCCACAAAGTCCCACTTGGATGTAGAACACGCTTCACTTCTCTGAATACATTCACCAATTTCTCGATGAATTCTTCTGGTGAATCCTCAAGTCCAATTTGTTCATCTTCTCTTGTAGCACCACATTTTCTACATGTTGACTTGAATATCCCGTCACCAACGACATGACCTTGTTCATTCATGTTCTTATGACCTGTAATGGTTGTTTCAGAACGCTTCGAATCTCTTTGGTGGGAACAATCAGGATCGCCACCGACCCATGTTCCCGTTCCATAATCCCTCAATCCGTAGTATGGGGGCGAAGTAATGCAAGTATGAACCGATTCATCAGGAATCATCTTCAAAGTTTTCAGGCAATTGCCAATCAATACGTCGCAACCTTCTCTCACGTTCTTTCTCATCATTTACTACCTCCTTTTTCATCATAATATGGGCATTTGCCAACACATAGACCTTCATGGTATATGGTTGGGCATGTGGGCGTCATGTAGTATCGGTCAATCCCGTGATTGAGATACTTCATAGTTTCAGTGGGCGAATAATCAGACCATTCCAATGAACGGATGAATGCGTGTGTCTTTGTCAACACAATCGAGTTTGATACCTTTGATTCTCTTGGAGGTCGTGCGAAGTTTCTGAAATAATCCATGAGATACATCATGAGATAAGAGCGTGGTTTGTGCGGAGGGTTGCTACCATTTTCACAGGCGGCTTGAGCAAGGCATGGCAACATCGGGATGTTGTTTATCCTCTCAATGTCCACTTCGATGTCCTCCATTTCGAATTGCTTCGTATCAGAATTGTATCTGCCCTTGAACATGTCCACAGAATCTCTTTCTACGATCTCAAGAGGCATACCCTCTCCTTCGTAGAGGTGCATACCTGGCTTTGGCTCTTGAGCCATAGAGGTGATGTGTTCCCATCCTCCTTCTAAATCCTCATGCGTAACAGGAATCCCCCATATCTGTCTTTTGAAATTGAAAGTGTTTGGGATCCTGATGTGCCTGTCCGGTCTGAAAGAAACGACAGGATCGAGAGTCCTCAGATTGTATTGCTTAACCCATTCGTTGACTTTCATCCTGCCTGAGAACAGGAGGTCGGCCATCTTCTCAGGTGGCAACACGTATTCATTGTCGAGTTTCGTCCAAATGTGGAATCCTCCACCAGTGAACCATATCGCATGTTGGTAACGACATCTGTTGAAGTATCTCGACAATGCAAGAACCTCTCTGCAACAAACGTCCTTGGCATCTGCTTCGTCCATCCCGTGAACACGCACACCTTGGTCGGCATCAAAATCCATGACGAAGTGTGGAATAATCGCAGTGTTGTATTCACAACGGTTGCCTTTGGGTTTCAGGCCACGGAATCCATACACGGTTGTTGTCAGGTTTCCTTTGCCATTCGTTGTCTTGATGTAATGTTCGAGTTGCTTTCTTGTGGTGATAACCTTTCGTGTCCTCATGTCAATTTCACGGGGGAAATGATTGAAAAGAGCCACTTGAGTCACCACCAAAGAAACGGTTGGGACAGAACGTCCCAACAGGTTCGCAAGAACTTCTTCAACATCAATTATCACCTCTCTTTGGCCTAATTTCGTATGGCATCATATGTCGGTCATACTTTGAGCAGAATCCTTTCACGGCACACCAAGGCTCGCAGAAGTATCTCTCAGCCCCTGCTGGCTTTGTAGCGAACATCTTTCCATCGTTGTCGCCTTTGTATCTCAGATGTGCAGATACAAGTGCTTTGAGATCGGTAATCATCTCAGTCAGTATTTTTGACTTGACCGGCTCAATGAATCGGTATATTGTCATCGGGTCGTTCTCATGACCTTTGGTGTGATCCCACCCCCAATACTCGACATGGATTCCGCCAAAGTGGTGTTGTTGAGATTTACGAAGCATATAGACGTAGAAGGCCATCTCCTTTGCCATGCTTTCGTATTTCGTCTTCTTATCCTTCCACATACCTGTCTTCAATTCATGGACGTGATAGTTGCCTTCATCGTCCAAGAAAAGTCGGTCAATGAATCCGTTGAGGTGAACCATGACTTTCTTTCCATTGATGTCTAACTCCACCAAAGCATCAACGCCCAACTCATTGCCCACTGGCTTGAAGGCATCAGGATTGGACACCATGAAACGCTTGGCCTCTGCCGTCATCAGCCTCCCCAAGTGGGAAGGTTCATCCAAGGAGTATTCCTTTCCTGTCGGTTTGGCGTATTCATCATTCCATCCCTTCTTGATTTGTTCTGATGGAATGAGAGAAAGAAAGTATTCGAGAACGGCATAGAATCCTTCTTCCTCCTTAAGTTTGGTCGCATGTTCAATGTCGAGGCTTCGATCCAGAATGAACTCATAGGCATCGTGAACATTCGTTCCACGAATCATATTGTCATTCTCAGGTTCTTTGACACCGAGAACGTATTTGATGAAATACTGTTGCTCGCATGTTTGGAAAGCACCGAGAGATGATTTGCTTACTCTCAGGATTTTGTCTTCGTGCATCTCAGGATGCCATGCGTATGTAGAATACAATCGTTGGCTTACAGGGACTGGCCTTGGGCTTGGCGGTCTAATCTTCATCGAAAGACCCTCCCACGATGTCACATGACTCTTCAGGCTCAATCATCATCTCATCAGCAGTGGGTTCAATGTCAAAGAACTTCGAATCCATCAATTCAGGTGCGTTCTGAATGTTGAAATCCTCCAACTTCAATTGACCGACTGATGAGAAAGCCACGGCTTTGCATGACTTACAATCGAATTTTCCTCTCTTGAGAGGATCGGGACGATAGCCCTTCTTGAAGCGTTCTTCAAGTTCCTCCAACAAATAACCATCTTTGCCAGGGTGATGAGAACGAAGACCGTGGTTGCTGACCTTGACGCTTTCCTTGTCCCAGAATTTGGCCTTTTCCCAAAACTCAGGATAGCCACGCCACAGATTCCACCATGAATCAAGTGGTTGTTTCGGGCAGTGGTAACAACCAAGCCTGTCGAAATGGACATACAATTCATTGACCAAACCAAGATCATCAAGATACTTGATACAGTCATCCTCACTCCATCCCCACTCCACCAACGGATAGCGGTTCTTGGCGTTCCTTGGGTCGTCCTTCTTACCAACACGGTGAGCCTCGTCTGCGGCAATCCCAATGTATGAGATGTCTGCCTCCTTTGCGACCTTCTGCAATGGCTGAACCTTGGCTTCCCTCGCCCAATAGCAAGGGTATGCTCGGAGGGGTGCGCCACGTTGCTTTCCCTTGTTCGCACCACGCTTCATCGTGCCATAGAACCAATCCTCCCATGATCGGGGAGAACCGACCATCTCAAGTTTGAGATCCTTCTCAGGATATTTCTCTTGAACGTATTTCTCGATGAAGTGTAGATACTCGATGAGTTCAGGGAATTCGAAACCTGTATCTGCAAACACGATGCGATTGACTGGCATGGTCGGGTCATCCAATTCCAACAAACGAAGAAGCATAGCAGTGCTATCCTTTCCGCCTGAGAAACAGACCAGACCAACCAAGTCATCGCTCATGCAGATTCCTCGGCCTCTTGAACCAATTCGTTGATGTCGTCAGGATGCTCAAATGAACCATCTCGAAGCCCCTTGTAGCCAAACCATTGACCGTCAGTGCCTACCTGTTGTTCAAAGAGAATGACAGGCTCTGGGAGGCGCAGAGAGGTGCGGTTGAATTTGAGTTGAGCCTTGGAAACGACTTTTCCGGTCAATGCCCCGATCTCATCTCTCTCTTCTTCAAGATTGACTTCGATGAGTTGTTCCAAGTCACGCTCGGTGTCTTTCATCCAAGCGGCGACGTCAGCACCCATGATTTCATTCCCGTTAGAATCGTATGATGGCTTCTGTCCGGTGATGACATAGACCTGAACGTTCAGTCGTGCCAACTCTTGGAATGAGTTCATAGCGGCTTGGTAACGGTTCTTTCGGAATTCCCAATTGAATCGTCCAACCTTGGTAGCCGTCTTTCGTCCTGAAACGTCAACGGCATCATCACCAAGTTCCAAGTCCTCAATCTTCATTGCGATACCGCAGATGTGAAGCCAGTGATCCATGCCGTCAAAGATGAAGGTCTTGAGGTATGGGTTGGGCATCTTGCCATGCAGTTTGAAGTATTCATCCTGAGCCTCAGCAATCTCAAGGGCATACAACAGGTCGTCCATTGCCTTGTTGTATGTTTCAGGGTAGTTGAATGGGACACGGCTCTTGGACATCTTGTTCGTCACCCAAGGGTTGAGGACAACAAGGTTCTGTTGCTTGTCCTGATGGTGTGCAGATACGGTGGAATCGCCACCTGCATCGAAGTCGGCAACGAAAATCATCGCACCGTTCTCGATCTCTTCATCAGTCAGGGAATCAATCAGCATACCGGACTTACCGGCTTTGCGTGGCCCAACAACACCACAGAGAACCTTCTTCACATTGCGAACATGTGTAGATCTGGCTACTGCGACACGCTTGGATGCAGGGTTGGCAGATTGTGGCAGTGACCACGAAACGCTTGGTGCTGATGCCTCGATTGCATCCTGTTCAAGTTCCAACGGTGGTGCTTCATCAACCAAAGCCTCAATGGGGAAATCCTCAGCAGTGAATCCTGAAACCATTCCCGATTGCCTCTCTTCAACGGAGGGCAAGGATTGTTTCACCACAGGGGCTTGAGCCACCTCAGCCGTTGAAGGCAATGCTCGCCCAAGCATTGGGCTAACGGCTTCCTTCACCTGCTGAGAGGGTTCTTTGTTCGTATCAACGGGCTTCCAATTGTCCAAAAATCCTGTTCCTGTCATGATTCATTCACCTCAAAATGCGTCTGTGTGAGAAATGTCGTTAGCGTTTGCTGGTGCAACCTTGGCAACGATGGATCGAAGTGGCATGGCATACACACCCTTTGCATCCAAGTTGAGGTTGACAGAGCCATCAGTGCCATTCCATGTGCGAGAGCGCACGATGACCCACAGACGGCTTCCTGATGCGTAGTCCTTCCAGCCATCAGCCTTCTTGACTTGGAATGCGTGTTGCTTCTCGACAAGGTATCGTGAAACATCAATCCACAGGTTGGCATTTGCATCCTCTCTTCGAAGACTGTTGGATGTGAGAGTAATTGAATGCTTGAAGCCACCCTCTGTGTAGAGGTTTTCCTTGCCAGCATGGTCAATGTAGTCCACAGTGCCACTGATGGCGAAGAGAGGCCCGAAGTCCTTGCCCGATGAAAGCACCTTGCGGTTTTCCATGTGGTAATCGAAGACGTTTGCCAAGTCAACAGTTGGCATGAAGTTGGCAATGAACTGGTCAGGTGCAAAGAGTTGAGTCACCTTTGGCAGAATCTCATCGTCAACCCAACCCAAGCCGTAGTCAGGGTCAATGTCCAATGCAACCAGTTGGTTCTCATCAGGTTCGTCCGATCCTGCTGGTTTCCATGCCTTTTCCATCTCAGCCTTGAAGGTGATTGGACGAAGCATTTGGAGTTCGACTTCAGAAGCACCGAAGGAACATTCCAAGGTCATTGGTGGCAAAGCACCTTCGCTCAGGAATTTGTCTTGGGTGTTGCCGATGAAAAGCCACTTTCGCTTCTTCATGAATGCCCTCTTTGGGGAACGTCCATCGTCCTTGAGCAGACAGATGTGAGAAGCACCGTTGTTGATGGCGATGACCCAGAGGGGCATCTTGTCGTCTGATGCAGACTCCTTGTAGAGAAGAGAATCGTCGGCACTCTTGACAACCCATTCACCGTCTTGCTTGACAACACGGCCAATGCCGATGCTCTTTTCGCCTTGACGGATGCCATAGCGAAGTGCTTGACCAAGGTTGATTTCAGCGGCATCAATGGCCGTGTCACGTTGGCGTTGCATCATGTCCCTTGTGCCATCATATGCCACAATCATGCCAACCCAAGTGTCACCCTTGCCACCAGAACCCTTCCTTCGGACGGAGTTCACTTCGAATGCAGATGAGAAGAAATCAAGGTCTTCTTCGTCAAGGTTGCCGATGTTTTGTCCAGCCTGAGTCCAAATCTCAGGGTAGTTCTCCTTGACAAACTCTGCGAATGCAGTAGTCACTTCTTCTTCACTCAGGTTTTTGCTCTCCATAACTCGCTTCAGTGCTTCGTTCAACATGTCTTTTCATCTCCGTTGGGATTTATCCGAAGGGGAATGGGTATTTAATGACTCACTCTGCTTTTCGATTTGAGCAAGTGCTTCCATGACCTCTTCGTGTTCGAGGGGTTGCGGTAATCTGCCATTAAGACTCTCCACTAATTTCAAGCCGTCAGCATGGGTGCTGAGGTTGAAGAATCTACTGAAGGCGTGGCAAAGCCTGGTGATGTCTTCTGTCATCACGAAGGTCTGTTTCCACGTCAAACCTATGGCAGAGAGGGTCGCTTCGATCTCAGGGGTTCTCTTGGCGAACCATACAATCGGGCGAATTTCATATCCACAGGCAAACTTGGTTGACAATCTACAACGTATATCTCCACGGATAAGAACCGCAGATTGTAGCGTGTCAATCAAATCAGTTTGTGATAAATCCACGCTATCGGTGCGATTAACCCAAGTATCAACAGTAGAATCAGGCTCAACGTGGAGATCGCGAACATCACCATCGTCAACCTGAACCATCCCAATACACCTTCTTTCTTCATAGCCCAATTTGTCCAACTGAGCCAAGCATTAGTCATCATCTCCATATTCATCATCCCATCTTTTTGTCAAGGCCTCAATTTCGTCTATGCTAACACAGTCATTGCGACCCGCACGACTGGCGACACTTTCAATGATGCCTTGAATGTAAGCCCCGTAATCTCCCCAACCTGAAGAAATCACCTTGACATTGACGAAGACGGGGGTGTTCATTGAAACTTCTTCGCCCTCTACTATCTTGTGTGGGTTGGTGAAACGCATTAGGGAAAGTGTCGGTTCGATGTCAACCAATCCAACAGGATAGTATGAATCGCCATCACGAACCGCAACACGCCATTTTGACAGTCTGGGGCGAGCCTGTGGAGTTTCTTTGACATAGACCCCCCCCACGACCATGAATACAGATTTGTGGACTTCGTGGGCGTTCATGAGGATGGTTTCATACACCGAACTCTCGTATGTCAAGATGCCATTGGCGTTCCACATCACAACGGGTTGCTTTGTTCCAACGTGTTCCATGAAGTATGAAGCGTCTTCAATCTCTTTCATCGGCTTCAGCACCCAATCAGGGCAACCGATCTCTTCACGCCTTTTCTCAAAGGGCATCGTTTCATCAGATGGAGTCAGCAGGTCAACAACCATCATCTCTACATCTCTGCCACTGGCATATTCAACAAGGTAAATGCCAACTCCGAGGCCAGCAGACTCAACCATTTGTCGTGTTGAATCTTCGACTTCTACATCGTTGCCAGCAACGTTGAATATCTTCACATCATCTATCAGAACATGAAGAGTCATACGTTCACCTTCTGGGATCTCAAGATACGTTCTACCAAATGGAACGTCTTGGATGTCACAGATGGTTGGTGCAGGGACAATTATCGGCATCCCAATGGCTGGCCTGAGAACATCGTGGATGCTCTCTTGTCGAGATAGTCTGTCGCATACCTTCTCTAAACCGATAAGAAATGATGCCTTTCTGACGTGTCGCATCAATTCGCCGTTGGCGTGTGCGAGGGCTTTGGTGATGTCGTGACGATTGATTGCCCCCTGACGGTTGCTCAACCGAAAGAAGAATGTCATCAGATCCTGAGAAGTTACTCTTGAGAACAAAGGCCTGATTGTCAATGCTCGTTGCTCGTTACAATCCAACGTTTCGAGAACAGTCCTTGTCGTTTCGAACACCCTGTCAATGATTGCCACTGTTTTGTTTGCTCTTGACAATTCAGAAAGCATCAGGATTGGGTTGGGGTCATCCTCTACTTCTTCAGGATAAAGATCGGTGAGCATGTAGTAAATTTCTCTCAAGTCCTCATCAGATAGTCTATGCTTTGACGAGGGCGCATGGCAGAGGTATGCGATTTTCCATTGACTCATTGGGGAGGCCAAGAGCATGTTCTTGATGACTTTGGATTTGTCCTGTGGCATCGCTTTGCAGACTCGAAGAGATTCACAGAGGATGCGATAGTTCACACTATCACCTGTTCAAGAAGTCCTCAAACAATTGCTCATCAGGAATTACGCTCAGAACCAATCGCTTCGCCCAATCTGTTTCAATCCAACTGACACTATCCTTTCTTCGATCTTGATTGAACGGTTTGGTTCTACGTTGAATCACGGTCATCGCTGAATTTCTCATGTCAGTGATTGACCTTCGATTGCCTGTCATGTGTGCAACCATATACACACAATCCACGATGAGGGACTTTGGGACACGTGCGGCTTTCAGCCTCGCAGATTTCCAAATAGTGAATGCTAACGGTGCGATTTCAGCAGGAAGATCGAGATGGCTGACTAATTGTTCTGTGACTTCTTTGTGATGTTCTTCCCACTTCTCAATCATCATTCATCACCACCACTTCATCAGGGTCGTCCTCCCATGCGTCATCATCGTGGATGACCTCCAACAACTTGTCAAGAAGGACTTTGGCTTCATCTCTTGATAACATGAAACCTTGCTTTGTGTAGCCTGTATAGCCTCGAATAGACGGGATGACCCTATTTAAACGTAAATTCAAAACCCTCGAATTGTAAGCCTCGCTGGTCATGACATGGAGTTCAAAGCCAGGGGTGAAAGAAGTCGGCACGACTCCAAACAACCTTGAATTGAAATCCTTCTCTCCTGACATCATTCTTCCTCTTCTTTCTGTTTCTTCTTGTTGATTTGGTAGCCTCGGTCATCAACAACGATGTGGACTCCCTTCAGTTCAGGATCAACGGATTGTTCACGCCCACAACACGGGCAAGCCAGATTTTCTGTGACCTTGACGTATTGTTGGCCGGTGTCAAGTCCTTCGACACGATACACTGCCCCACACCTATCTGCACAAACCGAAACCATCCCAATCAATTCTTCAGGGATGTTCACTTCGCCTTCGTTGTCGGTTGCCAGAATGACGTCTTCCTTGATTGTCCAGCCGATTGTATCTGCCAAGGTCATAATCCAATGATGGTTGTCGAAGATCGAATCACCGAATTCATTTTCTTGAGGCTTCGAGAAGTGAATTTCACGGAGAGTCAACTCCTTCACGCCTGTTCGGACATAAGCCCCAACATTGGGCAAAACCCAACGTCCATCGCCCACGTTAAGTGAGTTCCACAGATAATACGCCCATTCGACATCTCGCTGATTCGGTTCTGGCATTGTCACTTTGACCCCTCCATCAATTCCTTTTTCCAAACCCACCTTCGGCACTGAGAACATTTCAGAACGTCACGGTATTGTCCGGTGAATACGTGAAACCTCTCACCACCATCGTCCATGCTGGCGTTACCGCAATCAGGACACTTCGGTTTGGATTTCCTTTCTGCCTCACATGTTTTACACACGGATCCAGTCAACACGTCATGAGGGCCATGAGCAAGTGGTTTGTCACAATCCACCATTCATTCTTCCTCCTTGACTTTGCTCTTGTATGTGCATTGGAAACAGAACCGATAACCCGGCCTAAGAAGATTCGAACAACCACGCCTTGCACAAACCATTGCAGTGAATCTCATTAAGCCTCCACCTCAACCTGACGAACATTTGCTTCGTGCAGAACAATGTTATCTGATGGGTGTCCGATGGTGTTTCTCTTCCATCGCCAATTGCGAAGATCGTTGTTCTGTTTCATGGCATGATTCTCAATAAGATATTTCTCAACCTCTTTCAACAGACCCCCCCCAATGACTTCGGCTTCGTTATCACCGACGATACAGACGCTGACCTTTCGCCAGCCAGCGTTGTTGACAGGAGATACCACAATCTTTGGTTCACCCTGATGAATAATCCACAATCCTTCTTCGTTGTTCATAGCGATTTCAAAATTTTCTTGCATCGTAATTCCTCCTTCTCTATCAGTTCCTTGATTTTGATAATGCGACTGTCAATTTCATACAGGGCATCGAATCTTTCAACGCCTGTGAGTTCATCGTATCGGTTACTGCCGAGAAGCATCCCCCGATCTGCAAACAATTCAACCATGATTTCCTGATGGGCTTTGATGAAGGATTCATGTTCTTTCTTCACCTCTACTCGCTTCTCAGGATTCCCCTTACGGAACAACCACATTAGTCAACCCAAAGGGATTCGGCAATTAAAGCCTCACTCATCTCTCATCATGTCTTTGATGGTTATCGCTACTTTGTGATAGGAGATATGCCATCGCTGATATGAAATCCAACGTGCAATCAGATTGATGCGGTTTTTTGGATATTTACTGCCACAATATGGACAATACCTGAAACCACTTAGAACCCAATCGAGGTCAACTTCATGACCACATTTCCACAAAACAGGAATCTTCGCTGAGGGTTTCCGTGGTCTTTCTTCAGGTATCTCAAGAACAGGTATCGGTGCAGGTTCTTGAGCGATCTCCATAGAATCACGCCCAATCTTCACCCAAGAATCCTGATACGTTCTCTGCGTTGTCTTTGTTAAATTCAATTACTGGCCTGTTTCTCAACTTTGCATCCTTTTCCTCTTCACCGGATGACCAACCACATGCTTCGCATTTGTCATCAGCAATGCCGAATTTATTGTTCATCTTCGGATGACCACACCATTGACATGTGGTGATGAATTTCGTCCCTATGAAGAATGAATCAGGTGACATGTCATACCCATTGTCGTCAGTCCTGATTGCGAAGTGTGCGTCCCATGCAATGGCAGACCACATGATGGGAATGGCCTCCCACCCCTGTCGTTCAAAGAGAGGCAGGTATCTCTGACAATCCTCATGCTCAAAACTCATCATGTCAAAGAACGTTGAAACATCCTCCTTCGAAATCCAGCCACGGAAGCCATCAGGGTCAATGAATGCGATTGCTCGTTCTTCCTCAAGAGCGTAGTTGGGGAGATCGAGATAGGGGATGAAGGCGATGACGTCACCCTCCTTCGGCTTAGATTCGTATGTTCCAAGGAATTGACGACTCTCCCTGCACTTCATGAAAGCGATAGTGATGGGCGTCAAGGGGGCTTTGGGAAATTCGACCAAAGAGGCCAAAATCAAGCCCCCCTTAGTCCAGGTATCTGTTGAACCACGGTCTTTGCTGGACCGTTGAGAATCAATAATTCTTCGGGTTCTTCATCGAATGCGATTTCCCATCGTGTGGTTTTGGTGAATTCCTGTTCACCATGCTCGTTCTCAATCCACCTCCGGGGCGGAATCATCCTCATCCATGATGGAGGCTGACCATACACCGAATGAACCATGACCCACACCTTGTTCGGCGTGGATCGTGACTTTGGCTTCTTTGTGAACGTGGTGATCTTCGGACCTCTGTTTTGCTTCGGCCTGTCCATTTCAGACCCCCATCATACTGTCGAAATCGTAGCGGTCTTCGGTTCGCTGATTCATGACCTCGGCTCGCAGAGCCTTCTCTTCAGCCACTTCAGCCTCAAGTGCGACTTCTTCATCATGTGAGTCCTTCAGGCCATACCAGCCCTCTTCTTTCTCAGGGTTGCCAGTGTAGTGTGACCAGCACTTTTCGGTGCAGAAGTGTCGAGTTCCAACGGCAGTTTCTGTGGCGAAGGTAGATGGTGATGCACAGACGACACATCGTCCGGTCTGTGGGGACTCCATTTCCATGCCACGGACTTCAACGCCGATGTGCTGAGGGAAATCGAAGTTAGGCTGATTCAAACCCTCTGGCTCATCAGGCTGAACCTCTTCTGTGGCATCATGAACAGAGCCGTCATGAATGGACTTGATTTGACGGCGAACCATCGTTTCTTCATACCAAATCTCATCATCATCAAGACGAATCAAATGGCAATCTCCACAGATGAAATCAGGTGCTTCTTCAGGTGCATCTGCATGGAACGTCAACTGCCCACAGTCAGGGCAGAGGCTTTGTGCAGGATCGGTGTCATCAACCGTCTTGAGAGTCGGTGGCTCGTCCTGCAAAGCCTCGATTGGAATCATGTCGAAGGCATCCTCTTCAGGTATTTTTTGGTCATGACCACTGAGGACTTCAACTATGGTAAAGGTGATTGGGCGACCACGTGCATAGCGTCCCGTTACGGAACGCTCGCACGTAATACTCAATTGGAATACACCACTCTTGAAGGGATGATTCAAAGGAATGTCAAGACCGACCCACTCTGGAATCTCTGCTGAATGAAAGTGGACATACTCCGCTTCATCCTGAAATTTGTCCAAGGCTCGCTTGATGGTTTGAACGTGACAATCTGCGATTTCAGCAACCTCTTCGATGCTGAATGTTCCTTTGTCACGGTTGACCAATTCATGCTTAATCCATGAAGTGGGGTCTTTCTTGAAGTTGTGAGGATTCTCATCCACAGGCTGGCTGAGATGGGCTGGCGACACCTCAACCACTTCTTCCGTATCATTGGCCTCATGCGGGGATGCGACGGCCTCAACAGAAGCAGGACTCGGTTCAGGAGAGGCGAGAGCCGAACCATGTGCCTCGCCAGCCACCTTGTCCTCTTCAGGTGTGGAATGTAATGCCAGCAACTCTTCAGCACGTTGGCTGAGTATGTCTGCTGGTGAAGGATGAGGCGATACAAAGACCGCATCAGGGTCATCAGTGGGTTCTACGATCTGCTCAAGTTCTTGTGCTTCGATGGTGAAGTGCAGTTTGGCAGATGGGTTGGATTTGCTCTTGAAAGTGCGCTTGAAGGATGCAATCATCTCGGCCACCTCAACATGGTTGACTGGCTCAGGCAACAACTTTTGGTCAATCTTCATCCTGCCGTCAGCATCAACCTGCATGGCTCGGTTGATGGCAGAGTTGACGCCCTCGCAGTATTTGTAAGCGATAGTAGGGTCGCCATCGAACATGGTGATGAGGGGGTCAATGAACATGCCAATCAGCCATTCACGGGGAATGGTGGCAGGTGTGGCTTTGTCGCTCATCCCAACAGGGATGGACACCATAGCCTTGTTCTCATCGGTGGGGACAACGGTGAACAGTTGGTTGCCCACACGAACCTGAATGTCTGACCTGTGGACTTCAGCAACAGGTTTCTTACCATGCGCTCGACGTTCTTCAGCACTTAGGTAATGTGGGTTGTTCTCGTAGTATTGGCGTGTCATCACATCGCCCATCAACTTCAGGACAGGCCCGATGTCTGCCGTTAGGTCAACGTTTTGCACCGCTTGTTCAATCTCTTTCCGACTCATGTTTCATCACTTCCCTTCTCACAGGCAAGTAATCCACAGAGGGCAGGGTATATCAATGATTCGCCCGAAGAGATGAGAGGCGGTAGGAATTTGTATTCTCGCTCGCCAATTCGGGGTGGATGTTGAGAAGGTTGTAGTTCAATCCCCACAGAGTAATCTTATACCGATCTCCAGACATCGAAACCAAACGAGGGGCATCTTCAGCAGAATGACATACGGCCTTGATGAATATCGGCTCTTTGCCCAAGACATTCGAAAGTGTGTTCATGGTGACGCCATGACGCCCTCCGTATTTTCCTTGACTATCATTCAAATGACTGAAGATTTCGCCCGTATCGAGTTCACCTAAGTCTTGTAGCATTTTGATGATCTTCACTCGGACTCTCTTCGTTTTCGCCATGAATCGAGAGAGAATGGTCGTGGGTTTAAACCCTCACATCGGAGGCATAGGCGGTTGACCTGCCGATGGATTCATGCGAATGACATCATCAATCCTGAGAACCATAACGGCGGCTTCTGTGGCCGAGGTCAATGCCTGAACATGCAATTCCAACGGTTCGAAAATGCCCTGCTTCAATGCGTTGTTGGCATCATCACCTGATGGGTCAACGTCAACGAAGTAAGCGTGTTTGCCGGTCAGACTGTTCTTAGTCAATAGAATCAATTCGTCCACTGGATCGAGGCCAGCGTTCTCAGCAATGGCTGAGGGAATTTGTAGCAATGCCTCAGCAAAGGCATCCACCGCCATCTGAACACGCCCATCGGGACGGCAGTTCATCTTGAGTTTGTTGTAAAGCAGAGCCTGAGTAGCACCACCTCCAAGGAGAACCTGATTTGCCCCCTTCATCAGCCAAGCAACACCGATGGCGTCCTCCAATGCACGTTCAACTTCTTCAGCAACATGTGTGGTAGCACCACAGGCAACGATGGTCTTGATTGGCGAATCATCGCTGGTAATCAGAACCAAATCGTAATCGTATTTGTCTGTGACGTGGAAATGGCAATTGCCCAAATCCGATTCAGAGATTGGATTGGTCAGGCTTGAAACGATGCTCGCACCTGAGATGCGACTGGCTGAATCAAGGTCAGATTTCTTGACGGAATGAATCGCAGAGATTCCATGTTTCTTCAAGAAGTGCAAAGCAAGGTCATCGATCTTCTTCTGAGTCAGGACAACATCAGCACCGGATTGGTGAATCAACTCAACCATGTCCCTGATTGCATCTTCTTCTTGGCGAAGGAATTCTTCGACTTGTGCAGGATTGGAGATCTGAACCTGAGCATCAAGGTTGGTCTTCTTCGGCTCGATTGCACAATCGAGCAAGAGAATCTTCGCCGTCTGAATCGTGCGCTTCATGGCAGGACTCGCCAAATCACGCTCGATAACAATCCCTGGCGAAACCCATGTATCTTCTTCGTTTGTCCCACTGGCAGAAGTGAACCTGACGTCCTCAATGGAATCTACGGATCCCACGATTTCTTGAGCCAGACGTGCCAACTTGTCCTGAATTCCCTCAGCAGATTTGCCGGTCAGAGAACTGTAAGCAGTGAAGTAGGACAACTTGTTTGGTGGCAAACCCACGTCATCAGTGCCGTATTCTTCTTCAGCCTGAGCGTAGATTTTCTTTGAATGCTCTTTCAATTCCATCATGCAGTGGTCTTTGGCAATCCTGAATCCTTTGCAGATGGTGGTGGGATGAATGCCTTTGTCCAACAAGCGTTCAGCCTGTTCAAGCAAAGCCCCTGAGAGAACAACGGCAGAGGTCGTTCCATCGTAACAACGGCTTTCCTGAGTCTTGGCAACCTCGACAATCATCTTCGCCGCCGGGTGTTCAATGCCAATCTCACGGAGGATTGTAACACCATCGTTGGTGATGAGGATGTTACCAGCAGGGTCAATCAACATCTTGTCCATGCCCAGAGGTCCGAGCGTGGTCTTGACGGCATTTCCCACGGCTTTCGCCGCACTTATGTTGTTACGTTGGGCGACTGAGCCGTTTGTTTGCTCAGTTCCCTTCTGCATGATATAGACAGGTTGCTGATTCGAATTTGCGGGTTGCATTGACTCACTCCAAACGGTGTTGACCTTATCAAGACTCACTTAATGGGCTGACAATACAAGGCGTATGAGTAATGAGTCCACTCATCTTTGTTGGGATTGACCTCCCAACGATTCTTACAGTAGCCACAGACCTCAACCCAATCAACGTGAATCCTGCCGAGAGATTTCATCATGATGCTTACCATATTGTCATGCAGAGGCATCAACTCATTATATTGTTCATGCGTGATTGGTTCAGGTGCAGTTCCATCTTTCATGATGTAACCTCCCTCGACATCAGCACCACCGATCCTCCATTTGGCTTTGAAAGTCCTTGAGCCATTCCGCAATTTGATAGGTGTGCAGAGAGAACAAAGTCCATCCTTTCGGCATGGCGTCATCTCAACACCATTAGAGAACCAAGTCATGGTCATTCCTCCTTCTTTGAATGATTGAAGTTCGGCGGTTTCCCATGCTTCTTGACATCCTCTGGCTCTCTGTAACCACACATCTCGCAGTAGAGAAACAACGTGCAGTAGCCCATCCCCTCGCAGGAACGGCATCGAAAGTAATCACTTGGACTGACGCTCATGCAGATTCCACTCCTTTGATACACGAATCAATCTTTTTCCTCAAGCGTTCAAGATCGAGAGCAAGTTGCTCTCTGGCAAAGCCGACTCTCACGCCAACGTAATGCTGGCGTTTGCGTTCTTGGTATTCCTGCCAAGAGATATGGCCTTGGGAATGTCGCTTCAACAGGAATGAGCCAGAACCACCATTGGCGAACCATTCAGCCTGATGAGCCTTCTTCGCCTTGTGTGCAACCTTTTGAGAAGATTGTCGAGTCAAACGCTGACTGATGAGCCGATGCCCCAATTCGATTTGCTTCGTGAGATAATCACTTTCACCAAAACGTGCAACCATCCAATGCCATGTGTCAATGTGTCCCCACCCGCCACAGTTCGTGCAGAAGTTGAGGATTTCATCCCATGACTCTTCGCCAATCGCCTTCTTGTCCTCTTTCCAGCCGGTGATGACTTTCATTGCCTCCGATCTCGAAAGCAAGTATTCGTTGGACGAACATGCAGAACAAACCATATCCTTTGGCATCATACGATTGCCTCCATCTCAACATCCCACCATTCAGGGGCATCAACGCCCCTCTCCCACTTGGCAAAGGACACCTTGTCACGCCTGTAAAATTCACGGTATGCCTCATGAGGGCAAGGCCACAAATCCTCATCCAACAGGTCAAGGTTGAGTCCTTTGGACTGATTGAAGCATCGCCTGAAAGGAGTCAAACCAACGTTTGGGAAATACTCATGCCAATCGAAAGCCTCAATCAAGTGGTCAAGTTGAGATCGGGCAAAGTGTTCTTTGCCGAACCTGATGAAGAATTGCTGGCACAGGCCAACGCCATGATGGAACAACCATGTCCAATTGGAGATTGACTCTCCTGCCCACTTACAGGCTGGATGATGAGGGTAGCCCCCTCGATGTGGCCGTTGGCTGGTCTTTGTCAATGGCATCAACTCAGGTGGCACACCTGCCGTCAGAGCCGATTGAACAAGCACCTGAACGGTTTCAGCACACATCTTGGATGCTAACTTGTCGCATTGGTCTTTGGCAGATTCGTAGGGGCATTTCCTTGTGGCAAAGATGTTCATGATTCTCAATCCTCGTTCTCATCCGAAGGGGTGTGGGTTTTTGAATTGTTCCAAGTCGAAGCCCAAGCCTCATACTCTTCTTCGTCCATGCCCTTCATCCAATCGGGATAGGGTTCAGGTTCGCTTTCTTGAACGTCCGTGAGGCACACCACGACATCACCAAGGATGAAATCATGCGGGTGCATGATGAATGAAAGTGGGCTAACGTTATCCGTGACATATTGCATTGCTTGAACACGCTCGGTGATCCCATACAATGGCATTTTGGATTCCTCATTGACAAACACTTGAACCAATTTACCCACGATCTCCTTCTCATGATCTGCATCGTAAAGCATCAGTTCATGTGGCCGGTGGTAGTTTGGGTTGCCCACGTCTTCCCTGAACACCATGAAGTAGTCAGGGACACGCTCGATAAGACCTCCAACGGCTTCTTGGAGGGCTTCCAAGCCCGGTGAGTCGTCCACGCCCTTTCCTTCATGAAGAAACGTCGTTGTGCCATCCCGTTGAACACGATACCACCTGAGATTCATCTAATCACCTCAACACGAAAGTTGCCGTTCTCATCCACCCAATGTCGGAACTTGGGCTTCTCAACGCCAGCGATGATACGAAGCGTTTCAATGATTTCCTGAGAACGGAATCCTCCGTCGCCCAACACGTTGTCAATGGCTTCACGAATCTGTTCTTCGGTGTATTTCATTGAGCCACCTCCACGTTCTGGGTGTTGCGACACTTGGGATAGGTCGAGCAACCAAGGAAAACCCCGTTGCGACCTGCCTTGGGCAACATGATGCCGTTGCCACAGGAACATGCCTTGGGCTTTGGAACATCAGCATGAATGGAATCAATCCTGCTCAAGAGGTTCTTTCGCCAGTTCTGTGTGCGGTGGACACGCTTGGTGGAATGGAAACCTTGGTTGTCCTCGTTGACACAGATGACCCGAATGGCGTCACCTCCGGCTTTCCTGCCTGAGCCTCCTGAGATCGTAGAATACACACGGATTCGGAATCCTTCACCGTATGGGCATTCATACACCGTTTCACCGCAGGGGTGGCCAGGGTCGGCTTCTTCGAAGCCAATGAAGGTCATGAAATCCTCCATCTGTTGGGCAGTGATGTTTTGATATTTAGCGACCATCTCATTCATCCTCCAAGCAATCCAAGCACAGGTAGCCGTCAAGTTCCCCGTTGTCAGCAGGGACACGACCGACGAATCGGCCAGAACCAAAGGCGGTGCTTTGCATACAATCAATGCACTTGTCGCCAACGTTCTCAGCCATCATTCCTCACCTTCCCATGCAAGTGCGTGAATTCGATATTCGGTTTTGTGAACGGCAAAAATGCACTTCATGAAAGCATCCTCCATCGTCGAACCTGAGTAGTCACAGACTTCATGCTCTCGCTCATCGCCACGTATCATTTCACACCAAGCATCGAAAGCATCCTCACGGCAGTTGTGCTGAGAGATGAGGTCAGGGATCCCTGAATCAATACGCATCAGAACGTAGTTCCATAGTTGAGGCGTATTGTGGCCGTCAGTGGATGCACCAAGTCGGACGTTCTCAGCCATGAGTTCATCTCGATCCATCTCAAACACCGCCATTTTGTGCATGGTGATGGCGTTCTCGATGAGATCTTGAACGGTCATGTCCTCGACGGGCGTATCGTAATCAGGGGAACGGCTCATTCGCTCGCCTCCGTGAAGTCAATTGAGCCGAGCATGTGTTCTGGGTTGGTTGCGAAAACCGCCAGCGCACCATCGGCTCGGTGGTCGTTGGCAACCTCAATGTCGCACAAGGCTTGGTTGATGGCTGATTCTGCCGTTCCGAAGATGCTCTTTGGCAGAGAAACCTTGCCAGTCCACGCACCGAGGCGAAGGGTGATGTTCCAAAACTCGTCGCTCATGCGTTTGCCTCCTGTTCAGGGGTTGCCTCATGGGTCTTGCCGAAACCACGTGTCCACGGTTGGAAAGCACCATCTCGACCTTGCTTTTGAGCCTCCTTCACCTTGTCCTCAATGACGGTGATGAGATGCCCCTTGCCGTAGCCAATCTCACCCATAGCCCAACCGTAGGGCTTCACAGGGTAGCGTTGCTCATTCCAAAACCAATAGGATGATGTCCACATGTCCTGTTTCCAAGCGAAGTAGTAGCCGTTGTTGGTGATTCGGTGCAGAGAACCATCGGTGGCGAGGTAAGCCCATTCGCCAGCCTTGATGCACGTTGATTTGCCACGCTTGAGGCGGGACAATTTGTAGTCGAGCGATTCAATCTCAAGATCGGTCATCATTCTGCATCATCCCCCCAGTTCAATTCATCAAGTTCCTCTTGAGCCTCATCAAGTTCGCTTTGAAGCAAACGACACCAACCCAAGATCTCAATCTGTTCCTTCAAGCCACGAATCCTGCCCTCAAGTTCTTCGATTCGTGAATCGTTGGGATCCACAACGTCACAGGCGTTGAAGCAAGGCGTGTAAAACGGCTCGACATCAATCACGATGCAGACGGTGTTCATGTGGCTTCTGGGCTTGATTGAAGCCCAACGACGCACGATGTTCCCGTTGGAGTTCTCAATCTCAACACGAATCTCATCGTCGCTCACGTCAATGACCTTGCAGGTTGCGTTGGCGTGAGGCCAGTTCTTGTAGGTCATGCCCATCTTGAATTCCCCTGTCACTTCATCGCCTCCTTCGTGGCCGATCTCCAACAGAACATCCGAAGGCCAGTGCTTGACATTGAAATTGTCACCGTCAACGTCACAATGCTTGCAGACCTTGAAGGAAAGAGCCTCATCAACGTAGCCAGTGCCTTCGGTGTCGTTGCAGATGTCACAGGCCAAGACCTGCGTGTATTCCCTGCCTTCACTGACAGTCCTCTCGCCAGAGATGACCTTGAACAAGTGAGGGTAAAGGCGAATGCCAGCCCTCCAATTGTCCTTGGTGGTGCATTCCATCAATTCCTTTTGACTGATGGTAGCAAAGATGCGCTCTTGAGGCCATCGGTGGGGGTTGTCAACATTCCACTTGGAAACAGTCAGCACCTGACCGGCCAAAGCAAGAGCATCGTCCTCACCATACACTGTGCGAAGGGAATCAATGCAATCAGTCACCTTGACAACAGGCGAGCCGATTGGGTCAACATACGATGTGTCGTATGGCTGAACCCATTCCTTGGTGATTGGATTCAGCACCTTGTCCCATGAAGAACGGATGACTTGAGCGATTTTCCAATCAAAGACTCGAATGCCACGAACAAAGGCGTCCTTAGCACTGAAGTATCGGTTGGTGTAGGTCGGTGCGAAGTCAACGAAAGACTTGGTGAACCCATCGAAGTCCCTCGTTGACAGTTTGTTGTCAAGGGGGATGTCCAAGAACTCAAAATTGACTTGAAAAACGAATTCCCAAGTGTCATCAATTTGGTGAGTCCTGCCACCTGCCTCGTAAGTTGCTTTCCTCATCGAACCGAGATACACTGGCTTGACTCCTTCAAAGCGAAGTGCAGTTTCACCCTCATGCTTGGCTTCGCTGAGGTAAATCTCGTAATTCCCCCTGCTGGTAGAGCAATACCAGTATTTTCGTCCGTCAATCGTTACTGTGGTCTTCAAAAATTTGTGTTGCATTTTTCTCATCTCCTGTGTTTCGAGGTTGCCCCTCTCATCCCGTCCACACCCGTTAGGGTATATCAAGCATCCTCCTTCAGCAAAACCTGAATGGCTGGTTTGGGGTCGTTCATCCAACCACCATCGAACATGGTTCGTGCATACTTCTTGAACAATCCAACCACAAGGGCATGGATGTCATCCACAGGCTGGTCGAGCCTGTTGAGGTAGAAGGTTGCAGAGGTCTGTTGGATCGGCGACTTTGTGACCGCCTCGTTGATGGAAAAGCAATCGTTGTCATCGGGCGTCACCCAATACAATTCCTCACCCTTGAGGCTCATTTGGATGTAACGACCCTCGACATGTCGGTATCGCATCACCTTTTGGAGTTTCACCCCCGTCTTGTGTTCACCGACACGCCACATGAGGTCGTATCGTGTCCCTGCCGTTGGCGAAATCCCCATGTCCACTGATTCAAATCGAACATCCACAGGATCCTCAGCAACTTCAACGGCCTCGACATCATCAGCCGGTTGGCACTTCTCACAGAGCCTGAAATTCTCTTTCTCATCATCACTGAGGCTGAACAATTCAGCCAGCCCAAGGTTGCCAACATACGAACCGCATGAGGCAATATCGGAGATGCTACCGCCGTTGGTGTGATGGTCAGGGACGTATTCTCGACAGAGATGGACTCCACATTCACAACATGTCCCGTGAGGCTCACCGTCTGCAATGATGGTTGAACAGTCGCCACATCGGTCAAGGTCATCGTTGTCCCCTGGCGTGTCCTCAGAGGACTCCTGTGGCTCTTGAGCATAGTTGGTGGTCATCATCTCCACATCGTTGTGGAAAGCACCCTCAAGGCGTTGGGAAACATCACGGCAGAGGTTCGGTGAAACCTCAGCGTTGATGATGAGATTTTGCTTCTTAGCCCGTGTGAAGGCTACGTAACCCATGCTGATTTCGTTGATTGTGGATTCGAGGCTGGCTTCACAGGAACGGTTGTTCATGAAGCAAGGAACGGCCTTCTCACCGTCATCGTCCTCGACCAACATCTCGTTGACAATGAACATGACATCGGCCTCATCGCCTTTGTAGCGATGGATTGTAGCGATGTGAACGGCATTGCCTCCACGGTCACTGAAGAGGGTGTCTTGAACCCAATTCTTGAGGGCATCAGCAAGGTTGTCGCCCTTGACTGAATCAGCATTGCCCTTGACCCTGAACAGGGAAACGAAGGCCTCCAACAATTCGAGGTTGCCCTGCATCTCTTGGAATTCAGTGGACATTGCCATGCTCTTTGTGTCGCCCTTGAACATGTCCGTGAACTTCGAAGTGACGGCCTTCTTCATGGCTTCAATGTCACGCAGAAGGAGGGAGGCTTGACCGATCTTGTGAACGGGCATGTTCAGCCAGCCAAGCCCAAGGAACGCTTTGGCGTTGACCTTCTGCCATGATTCATCAAGAACCTTCGAGCGAGCCCGGTGGGTCATCTTGAATGCCTCAGCAACCAACCCGTCCTTGCCCGATGGGGTCGAAACAGGGATGCCAGCCTTGATGAAGAGTTTGATGTAGTCTGCCAGAGGCTTCTTGACACGGCAGAGAAGGCCAAAGGTAGTGTCCTCGCCGTGAAGGGCAATGGACTTGTGATAGGCCTTGACAATCTCATCAGGGGTGATTTGAGAAGGCATAGCACCCATAGGCCACCAATCATAGCCAGCCTCAAGAGGGGAACGGTGTGCTTGGTAGTCGGGGATCTCGTGACTTTCAAACGACCAATACTCTCTGGCGATTTCAACGAATTGACGGCAAGCGTATCGAGCCGATGAAGCCACCATTTCAGTGCCACGCCATGAGATGGTCTGCTCAAGGGACTTAGCACCGATGAGGGAAACATTGTCCTCGAAGGCCGTTGCAGAAGCACCAGCGAACAGGTAAATCGCCTGTCGGTTGTCGGCCACCATGACCTTCGTTGCATCCTCCTTCACAAGCCTCCAAACCAATTGAGCCTTGAGGACAGACAAATCTTGACCCTCATCAATGAAGGCAATGGAGGCCTTCTCATGCTCAGGGATGGACAGGTTGAGGGCGTGGGGCAGGTAGATTTGGTCATCCATGCTGAGGACAAGAGAACCCTTTCCTCCACCCATTGACATCTCAACAGGGGACTCAGTAGCATCGTCCAATTGGTTCTCGAACTCCGCACCGAACTTCTCAGTCAACAAGGCAACCACCTTCTCAACATGCTGAGGGAATACCACGGTCATGCCAAGGGATGGGTCAAAACGTCGCCATGTGGAGATGAACTCACCGTTGACCTTGTGGTTGCCCTTCTTACCGAATTGAGTCCCGATGCCCTTGCCACCGATCTTCTTGAGATGCCCACCGTTCTCAAAGGACATGATGATGTGGCCCTTGTGCTTTCGGAGGATGGCCTTCTTGTCAGTGTCGAAGGACACCGCCTTGACAGAGGACTTCTGTTTGGAGGCAGGAGGGAAACGACAACCACCGTTCTCAAGGATGGCGAATTGAGCCGACTTGATGATGTTCGGGTCAGAAGTGAAGATTTGGTCACGGACTGGCTTCAGGTCTTGCCAAACCTCCCAACCGCCCTTTCGCTCTGCCTTCTTGAAAGGAACGAGGGCATCCATGAACGATTTTCCAACGCCACAGAACGGCTTCAATTCCACCTTCAAGAAGGCCGTTTCGATAGCCACTGCAAGAATCTCAACAACCAATTCGAAGACCGAGGTATCGCCAAGGTTTCGGGCAGGATTGTCCTCCCAAGATTGGTTAGCACCGACTCGACTGATGATGTCTTGAACCTCCTTGACATCAGCACTGTGGACAACGGGAGGGACGTATTCGCCCTCTCCTACATCGTTGCCAGCCAAGGTGTGGGTTGGGATGAATCCTTCATCCATCACGATGTTACAGGCCTTCACAAGACCCTCTCCAATCATGTTGTTGAAGGCGTGGCTGGTGGTCTTGACTTCCATTGCAGATCGAGCCATCTCCATCAACGGCAACCTGTCTTGACGGGCAAGCCAGCCAGCCAAAGTCAAACGAGCGATACGGGTGTATCGGTCATCACCGTATGACTTCAATTCGATGCCGTCAAAGCCCTCTGCCTCTGCCTTCTTCATCAGCAACTGATGTCCACCGGCATTGACGGTGTTGGACGAACCAAACACCTTGACATTCAGCCCATGAGAACGCTTGAACTTCAGCAGGATGTCCTTGGACGATGAAGCAATGTGGGTGTTGAAGGCCGTCATGCAGGTCAACTGCTCAGGGCAGAGTCGGGCTACAATCTCAATCATGCCCTGCAACAGAGAGGTCTTCCCCGAACCTGCAACGGCTGGCACTGCGAGCCGAGCCTTCCCTGCCATCAAGTCCTCAGTGAAGGTGCGGAGGATGCTCATTTGCTCATCGGACCAAGCGTTGCCGTTCCTGTCCTCCTTCGGGATGTAGGAGTCAATGTCAGCGTTCATTGGCTCACCTCCGAAGACTCGTAGAATTCGACCCATTCCTCATGCTGATGGTCATCCAACGAAGCAAGATGTAGGGAGGTGAAACAAGATCGGAGGGAATCCTCATCATGCTCTGCAATGAGGTGGTCACACATCACACAGACATCCTTCTGTTGAGCCATGCCTCTGACTTGTGCAGTTTCCATCTCATCAAGGGCTTCACAGACGATTTCAACGCAGTGCTTGAAAGCACCCTTGATGTTGTGGAAACGGTGAGGGGGGAACTCCATGTTGACCGCACCGGGGCCTTCGATTGGCATGATGCCTTCATCGAAATCATGGAAATACCAGCAGTCACGTCCTTCCCTAACATCAGTCCATCCATGAGCGTTTGAATATCCCTGTCGTGTGTGGTATTGCAGGACAATCATGCCTATCTGCTCATCATCGAGGTAAATCTCGTATGTCTTCTCTTCAGGGCTTTCGGACGGCGTGTAACCATCGTCTTCGTAGGTGAACTCTCCGTATTTTGTGGTCTTCATTTTCTTCATCTCCTGTGTTGGTTCGGCGGGGATAGTGTTGCCCCCTCACCCCCATCCACACTATGCAGGGTATATGAAGGCTACACCACTGAGGACAACAGGGACACGACTTTCGACACCATGTCCACATCTCAAAACGATGCACTGAGGCTACGTAAATCAGCACCCTCCCCACGATGGACACTTTCGACACCATCTCAAGGGAAAGAGGACAAAAGACGGGGCGCAGTAAGGGGAAAAAGGGAGAGAGGGAGAGAGAAAATCTGTTGTTGTTGTCATGTTTTATTTGTCCCCCTTTAGCACCCTGTCCTTTGTGTCTATCGTGTCCAATGTGGTGTCCTGTGAAGCCAGATTCTGCCCGTGTCAAACACGCCCAAAACAGACCCCTGCGCTACCTCTGCCGTGAGGCTCGGTGTGTGTTGCGATTCGTGGAGATCGAGGACAAAATGTAGCAATAAAGTGTCCCGATAGGGGCGTGGTGTAGCGGTTTTGGGTGTCCGACTGAGCGAAATACGTTGAGATGGACTCGGTGCGAGCCGTTTTGAGGGCATGACTCGGTGTTTGACTGAGCGTTGGACTCGGTGTGCAGATAACGCCACAGAACGCCCCTGAAACGCCCTGTATCGCCACAGATTGACTCGGTGTGGGCATGTATCGCCACAGACTGAGCGCAACGCCACCGATCTCGACTGAGCCACCACGGATCCCCGACAAACCGAGCGCAATGCACCGAGCCTGACGGCTCGGTGGCCTTCTAAACGCATGACTGAGAGCCTGTTGACTCGGTGTGGCGACTGAGCGTAGCCCCGCAGTGCCTCGTTTTTTGCCTCAGCAGGGGTATGTTTGGGGGTATTTTTTTTTTTTTGTGGGGGCGGGCGGAGGCCACATACGCTACACGGGAAAAATTTCGGAAAAAAGTTGTTAGGATTGACAAGAGAAGGGGTTTTGTTTATTTCAAATTGTCGCATGGAGGTCACATGGGCGACTTGAATGTGGATTGTTATTCATACACCCCCGGAGAGATGCACGACAACGCCACTATTGGCGCAGACCTGCAAACAAAACTTCGTGCATTGACAGGAGGCGGTAGTGGCGATCCTTCCAAAATCCATCATTTTGAGGTTCGCATGATATTGGGCATGGTTCATGTATTTGTTATTTCGGAGAACTGATTGAGAATGGCATTCTTGTAGGGATGGTTTTATTTCAACGTGTTGAATGCAAGGGTGTGATGGTGTTTCAACGTGCTTGGGATTCCATCACAAAGTTTGACGATGACTACCTCGAAATGCCCGATTTAGAACAAGACCCTCATTGGGTGATGGGTGGAATAAATGACGATATAGCGTTTGATGGGATTGAGAATTTGGACTGTGTTGAAAAGGTTCGACGTTGGCTCATGGCAATCAATTATGATGGTTACATGAAAGCAAGAGATAATCCTCTTTCGGGACAACTTTGGGATCACTATTCCAATGAACCCGCAGAACACTTTGAAGCGTTTTTGCGTCAATACGATTTCCCCTCACATAAAATTGCATTGCAGATGTTGGCGGATTGCAGGGAAGCGGTGAGGCGGGAACGTGAAGGTGAGGCTCACCCAGAGAAGCCTCCCCTCCACTTTAGCGAGTTTATTGACCCATATTGGAGGTGGCCTGAATGAATTCATTTGACAGTGCGTGGGATTCCATCACCAAGATTGAGATCGAGGTTGATTCCTACGAGGAATTGATTCAGAAGTCAGATTTGCCACCGTTCCCTATGGATAACGTAGGTGGCGGCATCACCCCTGAGCAAATGGAATGGATGATGACATACGGCCAGCGTATTGACCCTGCTATGCCTCAACGTGCAATGCAACACTACGGCGGTCCGTTTGTAGCCCCACGTAGCAAAGCGGTATTTGTGAATCCTGCCAATCCCAACAAAGTGTTCAAAGTGAATGCAGGTGCAACGTTACCGATTGCTTTCAGTCACGCCTTGAATGCGATGGGTTATCCTGTCGCACCTATGACTCCATTGGCGAGATT